TGTAACAGCAGCCGCATCGCTATCACTTACGATGATAACGTCATTAACTTGCAGCTCATTGATTGCTGGAAGGAAGTAATCCGTACCAGTAACCGTGGCGATTGAATCGGAAGACGCATAAGCGAATACCTTTTGTGAATCACCACTTCCGCCAATGCGGGACAGTTTCGTGTAATCGAAAGCCATTGCTAGTTACTCCTTAAGCAGTTTTGTCGTATTGAACTTTAACTAAACCACCCTCGTCGCGAACGACAGAGCCAGCTTTCAACATACCATTACTTAACCAAGAGGTACGTTCAGCGATCCAGTTAATTTCAGTTTTCATGTCAATACCAACGGCCAAGCCAACAGCAGGACGCTGATAGAACCATGAGTCAACGATGTTACCGGCTTCAGTTAAACCACCTTCAGTCCGAGTTTCAATGATGATGAATCGGAACCCTACAAGGGTATTGATCTCACCAGAAACCAGAGCTTTGATGTTCTGATAGTCCGTAGACGTTGCCAGCTCATCGTTCAACAAACCACCTAAGCCTTCAGCTTCGATGACTGCGAACAGGTCAGTGTTGGGTACACCTTGGTCACGCAATTCAACTTGGGCTTGGATTACCTTAGCCATAGTTAAGTTTGCAGCACCAGCAGGTACAGTAGTTGTTAATGGAGTCGAGGCATCCATAGCATCGATAACCAACTGGTCACAACGACGACCCAAAGCACCGGCAATAGTCATTGCCAATTCTTGTTTCTCATCGAAGTTAACGTCAGCTTGGTCGAAGATGTCGGTGTACTCAGGCGCATTCCAGTTAGCCAACGTAGCAGTCTTGAACTCATGGCTTACGTCCATAGGAGTTACGAGATCTGAAGTTGATTTCTGGTTTGCAAGGCCCTTGCCTTGACGACGGAATTTGTAGGTATCACCTACGACGTTGTTGCGTACAGTTACAGAACCTTTCAGCAAGCCCATGCCCTGATAGGCGTGTTTAACCATGCTGTCAAATTCTGTTACCGCAACAGAAGATAATTGTTTTGACATTAGTCTAATCCTCAAAATTTATAATAATCTACACAAGTGTTTCACATGAAACATTTGCTGGTTATGAGGTTTTGACTGAGTGCCCGACAGATCGGTCAGCCTTCAACCCAAATCTGTCAGATCCGCGATGGGAGTCCCTGACAGACATATAATATCATTTTACTTTATAAAAGCAACTAACCGAATACCTGAACATTCGGCTTGTCACCACCAAAAGCAAACATCATTTCTTGAATTTTCTTCTCATGGTTAGAGTCTACTGACCGTAGAAGGTTGCCGTTATCGTCCTTTCGGAACATCTCTTTCTCGATGTCAGGCCAAGTAATTCCACCAGGAACAACATGCCCGTCGATAGGTAGCTTTTGCGGTGCCGTACTCTTGATTAGTGCCTCTACCAGCATGATAGATTCAGCAGAGTTAACAGCATAACGAACTTGCTCGTAGACCTCAGCGTCCAGATTGTTCTTCATAAACTGTTCTACGGTCTTGATACGATCCGTTGCGTTGTCGCCTAACTTGGCAATCTCAACTTCAGCAGATACTTCTTCTACGGCCTCTGATTGAGCAGACAACAATTCCCACGCCTTGTTAAAGTAGTCTTGGGACATATTAGTCTCAGCAGCAAAGCCCATTAGCTCCTGCATCAACTCGTCTTCTTGGTCGATACCTTCGGGCATTGAGTAGCCGTCTTTAGGAGCGCCCTTGAACGCACCAAACTTCTTTTCTAACTCAGTATAAGCAGCGGCTTGATCGGCGACTGACTTGTATCTGTCAGACTTGTACCATTCTGGTGCCTCACCGGTTCCCTTGATCCCGTCAGTTAGGAAGTACTCACCCTCAGATAATTCTGGCTGGGCAGCATCTACTAAACTAACTGGTTGTGCTTCTACTGCAACATCGTTTTCTACTGATTGTTCACTCATAGTTATCTCCACGCATATTGAATTACAGCCCGCTTAGGACTGACCGCTTGATGCTTCAACCGGATTTCATCGAGCCTTCTGCCACCGTTAAGCAAAGATAGATCGTTAACGTCGATCCAATCTAAATGCTTGTCTTGTCGGTAACATCTGAATGCCCTGAATTTATGAAGATACTCGAACTTATCAAACCCATACTGTGCCGCAAGCAGATCTAGCCATTCAAACTTAAAGCCTTTCTCTTGCAAGTATTCCCGTTCGTCGCAAACTACCTCGACGGATGGGGTTTCTTTCTTTGGTCGTCCTTTCTTTTTAACTTCTTCTACTTCCATTACTTCTGTCATAGTCTCTCCGCTTGCTGGATTTGGTGAACAATAAACCTCATGACGCCAGTCTCCCCGTTATGGTAAGCGGCTTCATAGTTTATATTCTGTGCAGCAAGAGAAGTGTCGTTCTCTAGTAGAAAGCGTTTGCTCAGGTCTTCTAGTACCCTGTTACCGTCGTCAGTTGCAAAGCAACGGTTATAAGCCTTGGCTAGTTCGGCTTGTTTTTCCCTGATTGCGCTCTGTGCTTTCTGTGCTTTCCCCGTATCTATCTCTAAGTCTTCCCAGCTCATTGAACGGCCTGTAGTTGTGGTGGTTGTTGAGTAGAACCTTGCATCTCCATCTGTTTAGCTTCCGCTCCAGCTTGGATAATGCGTTGTTTCTCTGCGTCATCACGGACTAATTCAGAACTCATACCTGTTTTCTCTGCNACCCAGGTTCCAAAGTCCTCAATCTTAAAGGCCATTTGCACTTGGTCAGGCCCAGCAGTCGCTAGAACAAACTGTACGGCTTGTTGTACCGCTAGAATATCCTCGGAATCCTGTGCTCGGGCTAGTGGTGACGTGAATTTGATCTCTACATCACGGCCATCCAACTCAATAGGCGTGATTAACCCGCGACGAATCAGGATAGACACGACTCGCTTNAGGATTGGGATCAATATCTCAGTCTGCAACCGTCCAAATGCTGAACCAATACGCTTGGCTAGCTCTCTNGACTCGATGGCAATCTCCGTTGCAGTCCTAACCGGCCCTGCTGGGTCTCTCAGATCGTTGAACATGGCAAGTTTGATAGCATTTTGCAGTTCTGAAATCTCGAATTGTGCTAGTGCTAGGCTACTTGACGTGTCTAAACGTTGTATAGACGGGTTGTTGGTGTTGTTAGAACCTACTGGAATAACAATACCTGGCGCTATAACCATATTGTAGGGATTAGTAACCCCGTCGTCAGTTGCAGTGTACATACCCGCTAGGTCAATAGCCGCCTTCTGCAATACAAACTCTTTGGCTTTGTTCAATGACCGCACATCTGGGAGCGTTTGCATGGCTGGCCCACGACCTCGAATTTCACCAGAGACTTTAGTGTACCGGCCCGTTACCCAAGGCGATGAAACACCAAAATCCGTTGTCCAAGAAATGCGTTCTTCCTGTTTAACCCATACACAACCGTAGTATCGCTTGGTCTTGGGGTCGAAGATGACACCTTCTGACAGTTCAACCTCTGCATTGGGCTGGTTATCAATCATTTCTTGGATAGTGGGCGATGGTTCGAACCCTTTCCACATCCGTTCTAGCAATCTGGCCTTGACCTTGAACCGTCTCCAGTGGGTCTCAATGTTTCCATACGGGCCTTCCTCAAATGCGATACCTTTCTGTGGTACACAATGGAAGACAATCGGCATATCTTCGTCGTCGGTCTCGTCAATCCGTAAGGTAGCAGTCCCGATCAAAAGATCTAATGCGGCCTCGTAGAATTGAGTACCGAAGTTAGACCGGTTGATATAGTCAAAGACAATAACGGCCTGTTCTTCTAGGTTCTCTCGGATCTGACGTTCGCTAACGTTGAAGTCACCTGACTCTAGTAGATTGAGAACTTCATTCGACGGGTTAAACGTGGCCCACCTAGCCCAGATCGGCGCAATGTTCTCTTGTAACTTACTGGCCCCTTGTTGGATAGACGTTAAAGAAGTGGAATCAAAGATACGCTCCATCTTCTTTTGGCCTGTATCCTGATTGTCGAACAGGTTCCGTTGGGGTAGGAAGTATTCGTACACATCCGATAATTGGTCGTGCCATAAATACTCAGCATCAAAGGCCCTAGCCTCTCGGGTCTTGAGATCCTGCATAGATCCTAGATTGGGTGGAAGTTTCATGTTATCTGCCCATTGTCGAAGTCATTAANCCAGCNNNANCCGCAGCAGCAGCCCCACGTCTACCAGCACCAGCTAAACCGCCTAGCATTGATCGNCCAGCACCAGCAGCAGCACCNTTGGATGCCCTGCCNCCCATAGCNGCCTCAGNCCTAGAACGTGGAGCGCCACCCAATAAAGATGCAGAGCCTAGCTTACCTCGTGCCAGAGCCTTGAACCGTTGTTCCTGTTCTCCAATCTCCTCATCAAGTGCCCGTTGTTGTCTCTGTGTTACTGCTACTTCTTGAGCCGTTGGTTTTGGTGCCTTTGGTTTCTTCATTTTGTTTTCTCCAGATACTTG